TGAATGTCTAGCTGTTGCTTGATGTTCATGGGGGTTTCCTTCCCTGCACCTTGACCCAAGATGGATAGGTGTCTGAATTAAATCGTGCGTGGCAACCCGAAACGGACATGCCGTAAACCTTAGCCACTTTTGACAAGCTGTCGTATGCGGTGCCTTCAACCTTGTAGGTCGGGCCACAACTCAACTTTTCGACTGACAGAACTACATCTGGCGCGTCGGGGTATTTGTAATATCGTTGCTTTGCCGCCTCATAGTTTATGCCCAACTCTCTGGACCACTCCGTTAGGGTCTGTGTTTTACCCAAGTGCGAAAGAACTATGTTGCTGCGCTTGTTGTTGCCTTGCTCGGTTAGTGTCGCCCACTGGCAGTTGTAGGGCCAATATCCCGCGTTGTTGTCTATGCGGTCAATCTGGTGCAGCTTGCTGGGCGGATCGCCCATATCTGCATAGAAGGCTTCAAAGCTATCAGCCCAATCAGTCGACATATCAATGCCGCGACCGCCGTAGTCTGAAAAGCTCGCATTTTGTGGGTTCATCGTGCGCTGCTTCATGTGCGCCCAAGTGTTATACGCCTTTGACCTTTTTGAAAGGCGGCTTTGCCCATGTGTGCTCTTGTGCTTCGACTTCCAATCGCTTGCGCAATCAGAACACCATCGCGTGTTCCCGTTGCGAAGGTTGCCGCTGTCAACAGTGCTTTCGCCGCCGCAATCACAAACGCAAATCCAATGGCTGCGCTTGCGGCCTGATCTGCTGATTTTGTGAGTTCGCTCTAAGGCTGTGAGCGCGCCGAATTTATCGCCCGCTTTTATTGGTAGTCCGCCCATTGTGGCCCCCTATGTTAGAGGGCCACAATATCCGTTTAACAGAATTGCCGCAAGTAAATTCTATCCGTTTGTAGTTATCGCAGCAAGTGGCACGAGCTTACGTTCGATCACGCGGTCCCAATTTGCAGCCAAACGAAGCTGCGCCAGGGTGGCATTGCCGTCTGTCAGCGTGGTGTTGGTAAACGCGGTGCCGAACGGATGGATCACCCACGACTTGCGCTCCCAAAGCGTCTCGACGCCTGCGCCGTTGCCTTGAGCCGCTTCGCGGTCCAGTTCCACCGGAACCTTCGGGCTGCGCTCGCCGTAGCCGATCAGGCCAGTGCCGAACAGATAGCTGGTGTAGGTCGCGGCTGCGTCCGTTCCGCCCGTGCCTGCTGCGGCTGTCATGGGCAGGCTGTCATCGACAACTAGACGGCGGCCAAGGAAAGACGGGATTGTAAGCTGCCCGTTGCTGTCCGCAAGGAAGTCGATATCGTCATTGTCCACCATGCGCTTCGCTACAACGGAATGCACGGCGAACACCGCGTAATCGTCATAGTGGTCGCCAGAGGTAAACGCCGCTGCGGTGAACACTTCGCGCCCGAACAGGGTTCCGGTCGCAACATCTGCATTGGTAGCGCCCGCCACGTTGTTGACCATATCGCCGCCGTCGTTTGCGATGTTGTCTGCAATGACGCCTTGCAGCGATGCAATCGTGCGGCGCTGCCACTGGCGCATCCAATAAGTGCCGAAGCGATTGCGAACCTGTTGCATGGGATCAGACCCAGCAAGTTCGCCTGTCATGTCCGCAGACGAATAGCCTTGGTTAAGGCTGGCCATGCGTGCAACCTGCGTGCCTGTCGTGACCTTCGCAGGCACGGCAATATCGGTTGGATCGTCGGTGCCGTAGTTCGGCTCATCGGATGCGTCCAGATCCTTCCAGAACGGCAGTTCAGCAATGCGCCCGCCATCGGAGAACATGCCAGCAAGGGCAGGGTTTGCAACTGCGATACCGCTGTCAAAGAAAACAGTCTTTTCGGGGCCGTTCACAGCCGTGTATGAGGAGTAAACCTCGGGGACATATACATCAGAGATTTGTGTGGTAGCCATGAGGCTTTCCTTTCGAGATTATGTGCCAGCTAATTGCCGGAATGTTTCGGGGTCGCTGTGGAATAGAGCCGTGCGCTCTTTGTCTCCCATCTTTGCGAATGTCTCCGCATTAGCTGGGGCGTTGCCGTTCTTGCCACCCGTTGCGCCGCCGCCTGAAGCGGGGGTCACGAAGTCCTTGCCTTCACCAGCGGCCCATCGCTTAACGTGATCAACCAAGGCCAGCGGCCCCATGTCGGTATCCACGAAGGGCTTGCCATCGTCGCCAATCTTCACATCGCCCGCCAGCATTGTGCGCGCCGCTTTTGCAAATGACGTGTTTGTGACGCCTGCGCCGTTAAGCGCGTCTGTCAGATCACGGTCAAGTGCGTTTTTAAGCGCGCGGCCTTGCTCGGCTTCGTACTTGCCTTTGTACTCGTCGCGCTCGGCTTCAAGTGTCTGGCGTAGCTTGATCAGCGCGGCCTCGTCGGCTTTCCCGTCTTTGAGTTTTGCCCACTTTTCAGCGTCAAAATCTTCAGGGAACTCCTTGGCGAGTGCCTTGGCCGCATCGCGCTCGGATCGTGCCGCATCGCGGTCGGCCTTGGTGCGCTCATATGCTGATTTGAGATTAGCAACGTCGGGGTGATTATCTACGCCGGACACTTGCAAGATGAACTTGCCGTCTGTTTCGGTGTAGAAGGGCTTAACAGCATCATCAATGCCGTCGAGAGTGTCGAGAACGGTTTGCAAAGCCATCGGCTTAATTCCTTTAGATTATGGGTTGCGCATCGCGCAGGGTTACGGGATCTCGCCCCGAATATCGCCGCCCTCGATAAGGGCGTATTCTTCGTCAAACGTGCGCTCCTGGCTGGCAATGCCGCCAGCCTGAATGCGCTCGTAATATGTCTCTTGTGCAAGCCCGCCGCTTTCGACCAGTGCGAACAGCGCGACGGCCTCTTGCGGTGTCAGGGTCGCGTCCAGCAAGTCCTTGGGAGGCGTGACCGTGATAGCGTCAATCACCGCGTCCGACTGCCCCAGCATCTGGGCGATGTTGCGCAAGGACGCCTCCAGCAATGAGCAGGATGATTGCGCCACCGTCTTTAGGTTGGCCGTCTCTGAGCGAAACCGCATCTTGCGCGCGGTGCCGGATTCATTGGCCTGCCCCGATTGCTCGAACAGACGCGCGCCCGCCTGGATGGCGATTGTCCGATTATCTTGGATTGCCTCAAGGTGCGCCTGAATGCCTGCGCATGTTGGCGAGACGTATTTCAGATCCGGCGTTAAATTTTCATCGCCTAGCATTTCGTGAACCACACCCGCGCCAACGGCGGTGGGTGCTGGCCCGTTGATTGCGACAAGCGTTTCCTGCCCGCTCATGTAAAGCTGCAAGCGGTAGTCTGCGGAAAGCTGGTACATGGACAAAGCCGCGCGGGCGATGCCGATCATCGGCGGGGCTTCCATGTCCGGCCCCATGTCTTTTGCAGACGCGACCGCAAACGGTATCCTGTTGAGTGCGCCGCCGCCAAGTCGCGTTGGCGTTACGTCCGTTTCGCCGTCAGACTTGTGCAAAGTCGCGGTGTAAACGCCATCTAGAAGCTGCAAAACGCGGTATTTTTCTTGTTGCGCCCAAACGAAGCCATCACGAACGGCCTCGCTTTCGTTCAGCACGAAAAACCCGACATCCCAGTTGATAATCGTGTCACCGCGATAGCCTGCAAGGAATGGATCGCCGCCGCCCTCCGGTGCATCTGCAAGCACGCCGTAGCGTCCCGACACCAGCAGGTTGCGCGTTATGTTCTTGTGAAAGTCGTTGAGCGTAATGCCCTCGCCGTCAACATCCTCGAACAGATATTCCATGTTGCTTGGCAATTCGACCGCGATTTCCTCGCCGTGAATGATGCCGACCATAGCGCCAACGCTGGTTGCCAGAACCTCGGGGAACTGAGCGCGCATCTTGTATGCCGCATAGGCCGCGATGCCGTTGTCTGGGTGCGTCGTGTAGCCAGACGGCATGGGCAGGTAAGTTGTGCCGCGTTGCTTTACGTCTCCCTCGCCCTGATAGGCGTCATAGCACAGCCGCCAATCGTCAAGAACTTGGCGCGTGATTTGTGGGTGCAGCGAATTAACGGCCATTTAGTACAATCCTTTGACCGTTGTAGTTGTTGTTTTCGGTTGGCGCTTGTTGGCTAAGAAGTTGAAAGCCTGCGCTGTGCTGTCTGCGTCGTCATCATGCCCAGTTTCGGGCGGGAAGTTTTCAAGTTCCGAAAACCACCTATCATTCCACTTGCCGCGCAAGACAAACACGTTGCCCGCCTCGGCCTGTGCAGAGAATCCCGAAAACCTTGTAACCTTGTCGCCCGTCACAGTGGCAAAGCGGCAATTATAGCCAGTCAACAGCTTGCTGTAGGTCGCCACTTGCGCCTTACCGGATTGGCCGGGGTCTTGCGGCATATCAATCGCCACGTCTCTTCCGTCTTGCTCTGCGGTACCTTTTACAAGGCGCTCCACGTCCATCGGTCCCTTGCGGTCATAAACGTGATCTAGGACGAAGTACCGCCCATCTGGCGTAACGCCCATCTTTGTGCCGCACGTCCAGTCTGGATCATTGCTTTCAATCTTTGGCGTCCCTGCCAAGTCCCACCCCCGCACAATGCGCAGATCAGATGGGACGGCATCAACTACCTGCGTCCAGTGGCGCTGGAAGTATAGGCCCGCCGCTGGTCTGATTTTCCAGTTGCCGCCTAACAGGCGCTCACGCTCAACCGTTGGCAACGCCAGCAATGACGCCATGTAGCTTGGGTCAGCAGCCATCAGTGCCTTGTTGTCTGTTAGGCTGGCTGAAACGAACGTAACTGACTTTGCCGGAATTGGCTGGGGATCACCGTTTTCATCCGGCATTGTGTATTGCGTCAAATCATCAGGGCCATTGCCCCATATGATCGTATCGCCAACTCGAACAAACCAACGAAGAACGCCAGACCGCTCAGGAATGGCAAGGCCCGTTTCTTGGTCAATCCACCACGCGATGAATGATGCAACCCAACTATCTGCGTCGGGGTTGCACGTTGCCCTGATATACGGCTTCACACCACACATAGAACGGTTGCGCGAAAGCATATACCAGAATTGCGTTTCGCTAAAATGCGTCAACTCATCAAAACAGATCAGCGGGATCTGCGAGCCTTGCCAGTTGAACCTCGTCTTGTCGTGTTCCAGATGTGCAAACGATATGTTAGCGCCGGAAGGAAAGGCCCATGTGGCGTTATGCTCTTTAGGGTCGGCAGCGATGAGCGGGTATAGCTTCGCGCTCTCGTCCCATAAGCCGCCTTCGTTCTTGACCTGCACCATAGATCGGCGAAAGAACACCGCGCCAAAATCTTTATTTGCAACGTGTCGTAACGGCTCTAGCAGCAAGGCCCATGTCTTGCCGCCTCCTGCGCTGCCCCCGTAAATGGCTATGTCTGCACCGCTGGCTAAGAACCGCTCTTGCGGCCCCTCCTGCGGCTTAATTGTCGTTACTGCGGCCATTGTCTGGAAGCTGATATACCGTGACAGGCGGTGACATGCTGCCATCTGTAGACTTGTGATCCACTGTTGCCAGCTTGGAGTGAACGTAAGGAGCGGCCTTGTGGGCTGCGTCTACCCTTTCGGAACGGTCTGCATCTTCATCACGCATCACAGACAGAAGGTAATCCAGCGGCGTAAGACCGCTTTCAATAACCGCATCACGCTGATCTTGCGTTGCCTTGTTCACAGCGCCGGGTTTGCGGCCCGCGCCATCACGCTTGCCACCTCGTGCCATGCTATGATTTCCTTTGATTTTTTATCATTTCCCCGCGCCACCAATTCGCCGTGATAAAACGATCCAGCCCCAGCGTTGACGCTTGCGCGCATTGGTAGCGATGACGGCTGCGGGGGTTCGCCGTGTGGAGAGGCTGAGGGTGTGGGTTGAGCGCGGGTTCGCGGGTTATCTAGTATCTACCGCATGGCCACTAGACGAAGCCATCTCCGCGCTCATGGGGTGCATCAGGTAGGCCGCGACCCTACTCCTACCGATTATTAGCCGGACGTGATGCACCGCAAGAAAGCGTCATTAAAACAAAAACCGCCCTGCATTTCTACAAGACGGAATTATCTTGGTGTCAAGATCGCATACTTACGCAGGCGCGTCAACCGAATTTTTATTCTGCCACCCGATCAAGCGCCGATTTTAACGCGGGCAGGTTTATGGGCTTTTCGTCTGCCCCGCGCTCGACGTGCATCTTGATTGCCGCCACGGATACGCGCCCGATCTTGTCGCATAGGCTGTACCATGCTGCATAGACTTCAGGCCTGCCGTCGCTTTCGTCAT